CAATCCCTCAACGACTGAAGAAAAACCATTTATCTGTTCACCTGCTTGTGAACTTAATCTTAATACTTCAGGTTGTTGACTGACCCCTTGTACTAAATTTGGAATTGTACGACTTACTAAAGCCATTAATTACCTCTTATTATTGTGTACGCTTGTTCTGGTGTATCAAATATAGAATAGTCACCTGTGTGACTTTCAGCTTGTTTTAAAATACTTAATGCTTTTGCTTCGTCTTCTTGTGAAAACTTATGAATAGTGTTTGCACCTAAAGTTCTATCGTGAAATATTCTTGCACTTCTAATTGTAATATATCTTTTAGCTTGTTCTGGTATTTCATCAAAAGGTAATAGGTATACTGCTGTTACTTCATCAAAATCTGTATCAAAGGTTTCTTCATTCTTTGCAAGATTATATAAAAAGTTATTTCTTTGTACTATGTCGTAACTAATTTTAGAATATTTTCTTGGGTCTATTTCTACTCTAACAATATTAGTTGATAGTGGAATTTTGTTATTAGTATCTCTACTTAGAGTTACTTTATAATGTGTATTAAAATGCCAACCTTGTGATTGCACTTCTCTACTTACTTCAGATAAAACATTTTTAGCTATTGTTCCATCTACAGGTAAAGAACCAATAAGTGTATTTAAAGGTGCTTCTCCGATTGTTGAAAGAATAGTATTTATTGCTTCAAGTTCTGAAGTTCTATTTTGTGTTGTCATATTATTTTAAACACAGGCGGAGATTGTCTGTGTTAACTCTCCGCCTATGATGTGTTAATTATTAAGCAGTTTTGATTGAAACTACTGACTCAGGTCTAAGGATATTAGAACCCATTAACATTCTCGCAGTCATCAACGTTCCAATCCTTCTCGGGTCGTAAGTTGACTCCATTACTAAGTCTTTTCTTTTAATTGTACCGATAGCACTATTGTGCATTACAACAGCAAACGTATTAGAGAAATCTCCATTGTATGTGTTGTTAGTACCACTAATCGAAGCTGACAAATCAGTTGCAAATACTTCTTGTGCTGTGTTTGATTTTACAATCGGCACACCACCTATAGAAAGAACAGTTCCTTTACCGAAGTCACCATTGTCTCTAGAGAAGTCTCTGTTAACTAATTTATCTACGTTAGCTAGTTGGTAGTATTGGTCTGGTCTTACGATACAAACTCTACCATCACTAGGTACATTATTTTCGTCAAGTTTTTGAATTGCTTCAAATACGCTGTCGATTAATGATGTAGCGTTAGTGTTAGCGTCTGCATCTGTAATTTCAGCACCTACATTACCACCAGTAACATTAGGTGTAGTAACTCTAGAAGCTAGGATAGCTAAAGAAAGAAGGTGTTTATCAACCTTATTTGCAAGAGCCGACCCCATTTGTCTGCTGTATTCTGCACGTACATCGTAAGCTGATTTAAGTTCCTCAACTTCAGCTACGAAGACATCTGCTAAAAGCATGTCATCTAAAGTAATTACTTTTTCGTTGTGTTTAATAGCTTGACCAGTTATCTCATTACCTGCTGTGTGATACGAAGCGTTCACAAAACCTGTAACAGGGAAGGCACTTGATTTAGCACCTTGTCCTAGCGTTCTCACAGTCGACATTTGTAACATTTGGTTCTCTCTTATAAATTGAGTAAGCACCTCATTACTGAAGACCTTGAGGAAAAGTGCATTTGCATCTCCTGCTGAGTTTACCTGACCAATGCTTGATATTGTTGCATTTGACATATTATTTTTCTCCTTAAATATGTTGGTTTGGTTTTATTAACAAACTACTTTTCATAGTCAGAAGGTTATCAGTCGTAACTGGCAATCTTTTTTGAATTTGGTTAGCACCTCTCTTATGAGAGATGGTACTATTTATTAAATCTTGAAGACATTACTTTCCAAAAATCTTTATTAGTAAATTCTTTTTTACATTTACATTCTTCACATGGACATACTCCATATTCATCTGAGCAAAATGGTATATTGCAATGACACTCATGGTGACACTCTTTGCAATTAGGAGATTTTAGTACCAAGTTTCCAAGACCTCATAGCCCAATAAACAGGACTTAAATTTTTCTGTCCTTTTACTTTTGCTAGTGTAGCACCATGACGTGCCATAAATGATTTTCTATTTGCATCAGAACCACGTTTAATTTTCATGTTCCTGTCGCCAAATCTTATAGTCTTGATATTTCCTGTCGATTTATCTTTAACAAACACTTTAAATTTCTTAGAACCTTGAGGGTCTCTAATAATTTTATTAAGTGGTTTATTTTCCTTGTCCGACATATTTTTTAAAAGTTTTTTTCTTATTCATCATTGCTGTACTGGGTCTTCTACCAATACTTGTCTTTTTGAATTTTGCTCTTGTCTCGTGTGTACTTTCGCTGAGAAGGTTATTCTTCTTCTTTGCCACTAAGCTATTTTGAGTTTATTTGCTCTTTTCTTTTTAGCTATAGAGTTTTTAATTGCTTTATCTCTTTTAGCTTCGTAACTAGACATTTTACCATCTTTGTCTAGGTCACCTTTTTTGTAACCTTTTCCTTTTGGCATTAGTAACTCCTTATGCTGTTGTTTTATTTTTCTTTGGAAAACCTGCTTTCATGTTTGCGTAGGCTTTAGGTGTTATTGTAGACTTCTTCTTACTTCGAGAAATCCCTAATTTTTTCCTACGGTTAATATTCCTGTAAAGCGACATTATTTTTTACCTCTTATGTTTTTAATTGTTGATAAGCCAAAACTTCCTGAGTAGACGATTAGAACCGCATACCAAAATTCAGTTGTGGCGTTAGATAAAATTTCAAAACCTTTTTCCATATAAGGTTGTGTGTATGGTAAGAAACAAAATAAAAAGATAAGAGCAATTTTAATTGTTAATACTTCATCTTTTATACTGTTGTTGCTAGAACGTATTTGTTCTATTGAAACCTGTTTAATACTTTCAATTTCTTTAGCTTTGATGATTTTGTCCTTCTCCATCTTGTGTTGAATACCGCCAATAACCTTAGAACCAATCATTCTAGTTAATGGGTTTTTCAATAAAGGAAGTACAAAATTAAGCATTTCTTGACCTATTAAACCTTTTAGAAACTACTTTTAAATTAGAAGAACTATTGTTTTTTGGGTTACCATCTGCATGGTGAATATCTAATCCATTTATAGAATTACCTAATTTACGTTTCATTATTCTTCTAGCTAAATTTCGTTTTGCTCTATTTTTCTTTTGTTCAGGTCTAGAGTGATAATTCTGGTATTCAGACTTATAATCTCTACCTGCCATTATACTGCTGTGCTTCTCGCTATTTTTTCTTCAACAAGTTTTCTGTATGCAGGGTCTCTTGCATATCTTGGGTCATTCATAGCATCAATAACTTGTGCTGAACTTTCAAATATATCTGAGTTAGTTTCGATGCTGTCACCATTAATCATTGTTTGAGGTTGCTCTGCACCTATACCTGCTCTTGAAGCTATACCTTGTACTGCAAACTTAACTTGTTCAATACTCCCAGTTTCTAAAGTTTCATTAAAAGCATTTTGTTCTGCATCAGATAAATTTTGTGAAGCATAATTAATTAACTTTTGATAATTCTCTGCACCACCAACTACATTATGTACTTGTTGTACTTCTGTGTTTGCTATTGCTTCTTGCCCAGCGATATAATTATCGACTAGACCTTTATCTAAACCCATTTGATTTAATTCTTCATAAGATTGTTCTGATAATGAACCTTGTTCTTGATACTCATTATAAAATTTATCCATACCTTCCACTTCTTGTTGAACAGGTTGTTCATTAGAAGTTTCTTCAGGTGAAGATTGTTTCTTTTCTAATTCAGAATATGCTTTAGCTAAATCTTCAGCACTCTTAAATTTTTCTGGTAACCAATCAGGTCTAACATCATCAGTAGACTTTGCTGTATTGTCTGCTTCGCTAACCTCAACTCTTGTTTCGTCATTGGCTACAACTGCTTGTGTTGCAGTTTGTGATTTGGCTTGTTCTTCTAGAGATATATTAGAATTGTCTAAAGATATTTCTTCTTTTACTGTACTCATTTATTACTCCTCTGGTATTTCGAGTTCGCCATTAGCATTTAAACTAGCACCAGAGTTAGCTAGACTTTTTCCTGCTTCTATTGCTACTCTTGGGTCTGCTAGTGTTTGATTAGCAAACTGTTGCTGTTGTTGTGCTTGGGCTTCTTGTTGGATTTGTTCTTGTGATTTGATTAGACCACCTGTGTCTATTCCATTTGCTACTGCAAATTTCTTAATCGCATCATCAAGGTTTATATATTGTGCTAAAGTTTCAGCACCTAACGTGTTAGATAAATCTGCCATAAACTGTAATAGTCGAAGTCTATCTGAAGCACGTCCTAATGCTTCCATTCCTACTATGATTTTAGTTTTAACTAATTCTTTAGGTAAGTTTGGAAGTAGTTTCTGTTGCTTTAACATATCCAACTTAGTGTTTATGTAAGGCAACTGAAATTCTGTTGTTAATATTCCATACACTCCACCGAGTGCATCATTCAATTCGTTAGCTACTAATTGTACTTCTGTAGCTGTAACTCTTTCAGCTTGTCTTTGTACTGAAGCATTTAAAAGAAAAGCGAATTGAAGTCTTTGTTCAATTCTACCCATCATGTCATAACCAACTCTAAAATCGGCAAATTTATTAGCTTGTAGGACAGACACATCTTGTGCGTTTCCTTCAATAATTGCACCATTAGGTGCTTTAGCTATACTTGATGCTCTAGTTGAGCCATTGGGTGCAATCATAAAAAGCATCTTAGAAGACGCACTACTGCCCTCTAAGATTGCTCTAGTCAAACCTTCTAAACTTCTTAAGTCTCCTTCAAAAGTTTCACAATGACCTCTCCCATAATTCATACCATCAATTCTATTGAAGCGAAGTGCAATGAATGGAAGTTTGTCTAAATCGTAATATTTTTCAAAAACTTTTTGTTTGGCACATTCTTGATGAACGTAAAATCTTTTCTTTTCTCTAGTTATACAAGTGAATAAATTTAATGTTTTGTTTTCTTCATTAAGTTTATCACCGATATTTCTTCTTAATTTTTCTGATAAGGTATTTGGAGATATACCTTCTTTAATAATAATTTTTAAAATCTTTCCTTGTGGGTCTCTTTTAACTACATAACTACTTAATGGAAATGTTCTTAGACCATCTTCTGACATTTTAAGTAATACGTTACCTGAAACAATTAAATGTTTTAGTGCTTCATATACTGCTACTCTGTCATTATTGTTTTCAATACTGTCCATCACAGCTTTTTCTATTTTAGCTAAACCTTGTTCTATAGTTTGCTTTTGCTGTGGGTCACCTTCAATTTGTTTATAAACTAAATCATCAACATCTAATCTAAAGAATGGTGCTTGTGGTGGAAACAAAGCTAACATAAGTTTACTTGCTAGGTTTGTTACACCTCTACTACCTACTGATTGATATGGTGTTGGATATTCGGTTGCTTCATTAGCACCTTTGGGTGGATATAGATGTGGTATAGTTAACTTAGCTACCTCTCGTGCTCTCTCCAAATACTGCTCTCTGTCAACTTCCATCTTTGTGTATTGACTTTCGATTAGTGACTTATCTAAAGCGATTGTAGATGTATCTAAATTATATTTATCCATTAGTTATATTAAGGTGATGGAAAGTTTACACCACTACCTGTATTCGGTGTTGTTAAAAGAGGTATTCTTAAAGTACTTCTACCTTTTTTCTTTTTCACAACTGACTCATCTGTTTTCTTTGGTGCTGTAGATGTTGATGAAGTAGAAGTTGCTACTCTAGGTGCTGTTCTTTTAGTAGTAGCTTTACTTTCAACAATCTCAGGTGTTTCAATCACAGGCGGTGCTTGTGGAATTGGAGCAGGTGCAGGTGGTGCTTTTGGTCTTCTTGGGGGACACATATTATGTTTCCTTTTGTAATTTATATTTTTCGATTAAATGTTTAACGACTGACCTTTGACCAGATTGATAAAATATTTCTTTATCGTTCTGATTTAAGTCAGCGCATTTTTCTGGAAAAGACATATCCAAGTAGTCGATTAGTTCTTCACTAAGAATTGGTATTTCAATCTTTTTTGGCATTGTTTTCTCCTAAAGTGGAACTTATTTGTTTCCGTTTACCTGCTATCTCACCTGCAATAGCTGAATAACCACAAGCATCTACATAATCATCAGGATTATGTTGACCTGCTTGTGTTCTAGCTATCTTTAATAAGGCCATCATATTGGCAACATCTTCAGGAAGAAGATTAATAAGTAGCTTAGTTTTGTTCTGAATATATCCTGACCAAAGTCTACCTATATTCTCATGGTTATCTACTTTATCACCATGCTTATCGTTTCTATCAGTACTAACTAGTTTTTTTGAAGTTTCTAGTATCTCTGTAGTGTTCATATTTATAACTCCATAATGTTGGTTTACTTGTTGCATAATCGTATTCATCTTTTCTAAGTATTCTTGCAAGTCTTGCTTGATGGTATGCGTCTTCAAATGTGAAACCTGCTCTTTCATATTCTTTAACTACAGCTTCCCATAGTTCATCTACAGTTTTCTTATTTAAAAGAACTCTTGATGCTTTGACTGCACCACAACCTTTAAGTCCTGAGTACCCATCACTTGCATCACCAACTAGACATTGTGTAAAGAAATTGTAGTTGGCTTTATCTTCATCAACATATTCAAGTTGGTCATCACCAATAAAACAATGCCATGTTGGAATTGTTCTCATATCTTTATCACCACTAATAATTACGTTATTAGTTTTATAATGTTGAGTTGCTAGAATACCTATTACATCATCACCTTCTAAATTAGGTAAAGCATAAAAATGATAATGCTTCTCTACCCATTTTCTTAATGCTTGGTAGCAAACAGGTTTTCTAATTTTCTTTCTGTGTGATTTGTAAGTTTTATCAAACTCTTTTCTAAAATTATTTTTATCAGAAAAGGCAATTATAATTTCTTTGGACTTAGTATAATTTTTATACCATTCCATATTTTGTTTGAACACTTGTTTACCTACAGCTAAATCTGCGTGTAGTGTCCAAATGTCATCACCCCAATTTATAGCTTCTTCTAAGGCAGAAGTAATCTTATATATAATAAGGTCGCCATC